GGCGTAAGATCAGCGATTGACGACATGTCCGAAATCATCAACCAGGAGCTGCGCTAATGGCAATCAACGTACCCATTGTTAGCGAGTTCAATAACCGTGGCCTCAAAAAGGCCATGTCCGAGTTCAAACGGCTCGAAACGACCGGCCAGAAGACCGCGTTCGCCCTCAAGAAAGCGTTCGTGCCGGCCACAGCTGCGCTCGGCGGATTGGCCGTGGCCGGCGCAAAGATGGTGGCCGCTGGCGAGAAGGCCGCAACTGCTAACGCCCGCATTGAGCAGATCGCGACCTCGATGGGGCTGTTCGGCGCTGAAACCGAAAAAGTCACCAGCCGGCTAGTCAAGTTGGCCAACGAGCAGGCCCGCCTTACCGGCGTCGATCAGAACCTCATCAAAGAATCCCAGGCGCTACTGCTCACGTTCAAGGACATCGCGTCGAGCGCTGACGAGGTCGGAGGCGCATTCGACCGCGCCACGCAGCTCACCCTGGACATGGCCAGCGCCGGCTTCGGATCTGTCACCGACAACGCCAAGCAGCTCGGCAAAGCGCTAAACGACCCGATCGCCGGCCTGACCGCGCTTCGCCGTTCCGGCATCCAGTTCACCGAAGCCCAAAAGGATCAGATCCGGACCCTTGTCGAATCCGGTCAGGTTCTCGAGGCGCAGAATCTGATTTTGCAAGAGATTGAAAACCAGGTCGGCGGCACCGCCGAAGCGACCGCCAACTCAACCGACAAGATGAAGGTCGCGTTCAGCCAAGCATCAGAGTCGATCGGTATGGCGCTCCTGCCCGCCGTTGAAGCGTTAGTCCCGATTCTCATCAAGTTCTCAGAGTTTGCGGCTGAAAACCGTGACATCATCATCGCGGTCGGCGCCGCAATCGGCGCTTTGTCGGCCGTAATCGTTGTGGCGAACTTTGGCATGAAGATCTACACCGCGACCACAGCAATCGCCACAGCCGCTCAATGGGCATTCAACACCGCCGTCGGCGCGATCGCCCTGCCCATCGTCGCCGTCGTCGCATTCACAGCCGCCCTAGTCGCCCTTGAACGCGCTAGCGACAAAGCCAGCCGCACGTTCCGAATCCTGCTCCCTGGCATCAACGGCCTATCCGACGGCATCACCTGGCTTCAGAAACAAACCGAAGACGTAAACGAAGAATGGGCCGCTTGGAACCAAACCTTGGACGAGGGCCGCCGCGCCGCCGGCAACATGTACCCAGAGATCGACCAGACCGCCAAGTCAGTCGAAGATTTGATGCAAGAGGCCACCGAAGCCGCTGGAGCCCAGCTTGAGCTTGCCAAGTCCGTCAACGCTGTCTATGACGAAGTCAAGCAACTCAATCCCGAACTTGTCGAAATGCTCGGCCTGCTCGACGTCCAAGACGACATCGAGAAACTTCGCGCCGAGTTCGACAAATACAACGAAGTCATCGCCGAATCATCCGACAATGTCCGCGAACTGCAACAAGCCGAACGAGATCTCACCCGCGCCATCATCGAAACGCTCAGCGCCCACGGTCTGCTCACCCTGGCATTCGACAAGCAACTCAAAATCAAGATTGACACCGGCGACCTCGACGCCGCCTACGCCTCAGCGCTCCGCGTCCTCAACGCTTTCCAACAAGTCCAGCAAGTCAGCGCCGGCCAGCGGCCCTCAACGTACGTTCCGCCGCGCGACGAGCTCGGCTTCCTCGCCGCCGGCCCAGTCGCCACCACCACCATCACGCCGGTCTCGTCCATTACTCGAGCACCATCTGGCGCGGTCCAAAACGTCACCGTGAACGTGTCGACGATCAACCCGACCCAAGAAGTCGGTGAAGCCGTGGTCACCGCAATCCGTAACTACAACCGCACCAGCGGCTCAGCCCAAATCGGAGTAACCAGGCTGTGACCGCCACCGTCGTCCAGTCCGGCGATTACACGCTCGAAATCGACACCGGCGCACCCGTCAGAGGCTTCCGGCTCGATGACGCCGTACGCGGCGTTCTAGACGGCACCACGTTCGTTCTGGACGGCCTCACCGACTTCGCAGACGTCACCGACGGCGTCAAAGGCATCCGAATCAAACGAGGCCGGCGCGACATCAAAGACCAGTTCGGCGCCGGCACCATGACGTTCCTACTCGACGACACCGCGGCTGGCGGTGTGTTCAACCCGTTCGCCAGCGACTCGCCGTATTACGACCCAGACAACGTCAAACCTGGTCTTGCCCCTATGCGGTTGGTCCGTCTGTACCGTGAAGCTGAGCTGCTGTTCGTCGGCCGAATCATTGACTACGACTACAACTTCGGTCTTGACGGCGACGACACCGTTAGCGTCACTTGCGCCGACGACTTCTATCTGCTCGCTCAAACCGTGACCGACACGACAAGTCTTTCCAAAGAGTTCACCGGTGCGCGAATCAGCGCTGTGCTTGATCTGCCCGAGGTCGACTATCCGTCCGGAGCGGCTCGTTCAATCGCGACCGGCACCGTAGAAATCGGCGGCGGCGGCGGCTACAACCTTGAGCTCGGCCAGATCGTCCTTGACTATCTGCAGCTCGTCAACAACGCAGAACAAGGGCGCCTGTTCATTGACCGCGAAGGCGTGCTCGTATTTGAGAATCGGGTCGGTGCGACGCTGTCCTCGCCTGTTGCAAACTTCCATGATGACGGCACGCAATATCCCTACCGGAACGTTGACATCTCGTTCGGTGCCGACAAAGTCGTCAACCTGGTCTATGTCTCAACGATAAACAACAAGAGCGCAAGCGCATCAAACGCCGCAAGCCAAGCCGAATATTTCATTCAGTCGATAGCAGTCACCGGATCACTACTTGAGAGCGACACCGCCGTTCAAGATCTCGCTGACTATCTACTCAGCCCTCAGCCAGAGGCCACGTTCACCGCGATCGAGGTCGCGTTCTCACAGATGACCGATGCTCAACGTGACGTCGTTGCGACGATCGACGTCGGCGACACGATCTCGATTCAGAAACAGTTCATCAATGGTGCCAGCCTCAGCGACATTTCGCAAGAACTCGCGGTCGAAGGCGTCGAACATTACATTGACACTTCTGGCGGTCATGTCGCCCGTTTCTACACAAGCCCCACCACCATCGTCTATCAGATGATCTTGGACGATCCTGTCTATGGTGTCCTCGATGCTCTCAATGCTCTAGGATAGGAGTCACTTATGGCAGCCAACTGGACCGCATTCGTCGCTGGCAACGTATTGACCGCCGCACAACTGAACGGCGTAGTCGACAACTTTGCCGACATCGCCATTTTCAATGAAACCCAGTCGTCCGGCACGCAGGGAGGTGGCTACACCGCGAGCGCATATGTAAAGCGGACGTTGAACACGACGGTTCTGAACAATATTGCTGGCTGTTCGATATCAACGTCTGTCATTACGTTGGGCGCTGGCACCTATCAAGTGCTCGCGCATTGTCCGGCCTACAAAACGACTGCCACTCGGTCACGGCTCTATGACACGACAAACACGGCGACGCTCGTGCAAAGCCCCAATCAGCTCGCAGAAAACGGCAGTAATGGATTTACCCTATCGACCATAAGCGGCGTGTTTACGTTGGCAGGATCGACAAACCTCGAGCTGCAAATGCGAGGAAGTGCCAGTCAAGGAACAAATGGGTTGGGAGCAACCTTGTCGACCGGCGAGGACGAGATTTATTCTCAAATCATGATTGTGAGGATCGCATGACCAAGCCAGCCACCGGCACGAACGTCGGCAACGCGATCCATGAGCTCGCACCTGGCACCACTTGGCGCCTCCAAGCGCCTGGTGAAATCGCTAACTTGGAGTGGCTCGACGATCCTGCGCTTCGCCCGACCGACGCCGCAATCGAAGCAAAAACCGCCGAGCTTGACGCCGACCCCGATTACCCGCCGACATGATTGTCACCAGCGAAGACGCTAAAACTGCTGCTCTGGCTTTCGTGATGAGCATCATCGTCGTCGTCTGCTTGTGGATTGGACAGAGATGAACATCGCAAACCCGTCGAAAGCCATGATCGCCCTCGTCGCGCTGGTTTGTGTGACGCTTCTGTTGATGACCGAGTCGATCTCAAACGAGGCCGGCACCGGCCTGATCGGCATGATCGCCGGTTACGCGGTCGGCAACGGCATCGCGGCCCGTCGAGGTGACGAAGTGACCCCGATCATCGGAAAGAAGCCTTGAGATATCACAGTTGGCAACGGGACACGCCACGGCACCCGTTTGACACCTGTTCGCCAAACCTGCGGCAGATCCGCAAATACCTCGAGGAGCGCTGGGGATTCTGGAATCTTGGCTGTTACGGACGCCGGCCGATCCGCGGCGGCACCGCCTGGAGCTCGCACGCTTTCGGTGCAGCTCAGGACTTGAGTTATCGCCGTGACGACGGCCACCCGACCGCACCATCACGCGAATGTGTTGAGCAAGACGTCATCCCCTGGCTCATCGAACACCATGAAGTGCTCGGCATTCAGCGCATTCACGACTACTGGGCGAAGCGTTACTGGGAAGTAGGCCGCGGCTGGATCGGCCGTCCGCCTGGAGCACAGAACGATCACCTGCATATCGAGGTCACGCCTGACACTTGGACTTGGGCGTCACCGATCTCGGAGCGCATCGTGTCCGGCCCGCCGCAGACCACTCAGCCGGCACCGGTGCCTCCGTACCCTGGGCAATCAGTCCGCAAAGGATCGAAAGCAAAAGACCGAGTCAAACTGATCCAGCGCGAGCTGAAGATGCTCGGCTACAACGTCGGCCCCGTCGATGGCATCTTCGGCGCTAAGACCGACGCAGCTGTCAAAGCCTTCCAAACCGACCAAGCCCTCAAAGCAGACGGCATTGTCGGACCTATTACTTGGAAGGCTTTGTTCAACTAGCACACACAGGAGGCAACTGTGCCAGACATGTCAGACTTCGAAGCCGCACGCCCCAAACCGGCAACCCCGAAGATCGAGAAGATCCTCGAGGAGCTTGACACCGAACGATCCGAAGCGCTTCACGCCGCGCTGATGGATCTTAGCTACAGCACGCCGACCATCAAGGCGGTCTTGACAAAGTGGGGATACGAGCTCTCTGAGTATCCGATCGCACAATGGCGACGGGCTCATGCTCGATGAGTTCGACCAGGAAGTAGAGCTGCAAGAGCTCCGCGACGCTCTCGTCAGACAGCAACGCGCCACCCGCAAAGCGCACGCCAAGTCCGAAGCCATCGTCGAGGCCGTCTATCAAGCGGCGAAAGATGCGGCCGTCACACTTGGACGCGCACCGAGCGTTCCCAAACCCAAGACAGATCTGCGACGCAAGAACCCTGAAGTCGCGCTGATTCATGCGACGGATTGGCAGCTCGGCAAACAAACCTCCGACTACGACATCGACACCTGCCGGAAACGGATTCACCGGTTCGCAGAGAAGATCGGCACGATGACCGAGATCCAGCGGGCCGATCACCCTGTCAAAGAAGCGCATGTCATGTTCGGCGGCGACATGGTCGAAGGCCTCGGCATCTTCCCAGGGCAACCGTACGAAGTCGAAGCGCACCTGTTCGAGCAGCTGTTCGCGACCGCCGGCCTTATGGAAGACTTCGTCCGCCGAATGCTTGCCATCTTTGAGCATGTCACCGTGACCTGCGAGTACGGCAACCACGGCCGACTTGGCCGCAAAGGCGACATGCCAGGAGCCGACAACATTGACCGCGTCGCCTACAAGATCGCCGGAGACCGCCTCGAGGACGACCGCGTCACCTGGCAAACCTCGCCGGCTTGGTACCAGATCGTCGAGATCGGGAACTACGGCGCTCTGCTGGTGCATGGCGACGAGATCAAGTCATTCGGCGGCAATACGCCAGCGTTCGGCATTCTCCGCAAGTGCAACCAATGGTCGACCGGCGTCATCCCCGAGGCATTCTCGGACGTTTACATGGGCCACTTCCATACGCCGATGACGTTGACGATGGCGAACGGCGGTCAGATCTATGTCACCGGTTCGCCAGAATCGGAGAATGTGTACGCCAAGGAGTTCATGGCCGCGACCGGCCATCCGAGCCAGCGTCTGCATTACGTCGACCCAGAGGCCGGCCGCGTCACGGCATCGTATCTGGTATGGCTTGACTAGCCTGCGGAAAATCCGCATAATGGCTCCATCGGACCCCGACCCGATTTGGAGGACAAAATGAAGACGTTGCTATGGATCGCTGTGATGGCGATCATTCCGTTGAACTGCGACCCGTTGGAAATGCCGACAGAGGCCGCGGAATATCAGCGCGACATCGACACCGCGAAGTGTGAGCAATGGTTCGGACACGCGTTAGCGATGGGCTGGGAGATCGACGACTTGCCCGTTCTCGATGAGGTGATGTGGCGCGAGTCCCGTTGTGATCCGACACAAG